GGGCGAATAGCCCTTAGCAAAGCCGTGGTTTTGCGTTTCCCTAAATACAGAACGACCCGGCGACGCCGTTTAGGCGTCAATTGATATCGATATAGCCGTACATTATATTTTTTACAAAAAAAGTGATTGTGACGATGATGCTGTGCCAGATACTAGTCTTAAATTGACGGCAACCCATAACAAATAAGACATTTTGGACTCGAAAATATGACACTTATTAAGGTAAGGAATCTACTTATATATATTACAATTTTGTGAGCATGTCAGTGTTGACACGTGCTTATGGTGTGATCATGATAATGATGGTAATATTTCTAACCATTTATCGTAACGAAAAATAATATCATAACACTATAATAATATGCTTTTGATAAAATTAAATGTAAACACAATTTGACATCTAATTAGTATACAATTTGTTTTAATAAAATAACTCAACTATTTCTAAAATTTTTTCTGTTGGATTTTCTATCCAATATTTAATTTGATTTTTTAAACAATCTAGTCTCTCTTCCCATTCATTTTGTTTTGATTTTGAAATTTTTAATATACCAAATCTGTCAAGTTTCCAACATGATTTAATTAATCTTCCTTTTTCATTTTTATAACTATCTGGATTAAAACGAATTAATACTATAGGTCTATGTTGTAAATCTTGTGATAAACTCATTAATCTTTTGTTCTCGCAACTACAATCATAAGATCTATGTTTATTTTCATCAATTTCAATAATTATAATATGTGTTGCCATATCTAATAATAAATCTGGACGATATCTTGAACACCCATCTTGAATTTTTCTATCACAAATCCATGTATAATCAAGAAATATGTCTTTTAAAAAGTCGGCTACTGCTATTTCCTTTGTTTTATAATTTTTTGAAAGTTTTTTGTCTGGAAATAAATTTATATAACAATATACACAATAATTTTCATATTTTGGATTTCCTCTTGTTTCGCATAATTGAGTTTTACATAAAGCTGAACCACCGCATTTACTACAAAGTTGTTTATATTTATTATGTTTACAAAAAGCTGATCCATCACACTCTCTACATGTAGATTTTTGTTTATTGTGTTTACAAATTCTTGAACCATGACAATCTCTACAGGTTGATTTAAATATATTATGAATACAAAAAGATGAGCCGTTACATTCTCTACAATTATATTTTCTTTTATTGTGTTCACAATTATAATTGTATATTGGTTTTATTTTTTCATGATTACATTTTTTTGTGTCACCACACAATATACATATTGTTTTTAAAATTTCATATTCACAATTATTCATTCTTTTATTATAAAATAATAAAAGAATTTTAAATTCTTTTCTCAGAAAATAATTAATCTTAAATATTTTCCAATTTTTTTTTTTCTAATTTTTCCTTTCTTTTTTGATATGCTTTTTTATTTCGTTCTTTAATAACGTCTTTTGAAACTTTATTTTTTTCTTTATACTCTTTTACCTTTTCTTTTATTTGTTCTTTATTATTTTCATAATATATTTTTTTATAAAAAGGCGATGTATACTTTTTTAAATGCTCTTTTGTTTCTGTTAATTCCTTATTTAATTTTTCTATTTCTTCTTTTAATATTTGATTTTCTTTAATTATATCTGCGTTACTCATTTATCTTATTATATAATTTATTTTTATATAATTTATTGTATCTATTTATGGCTTATTTACATACGAATTAGAACACCAACCTGATGACGAATATAATGTACGGCTATATCGATATCAATTGACGCCTAAACGGCGTCGCCGGGTCGTTCTGTATTTAGGGAAACAGGGCGAATAGCCCTTAGCAAAGCCGTGGTTTTGCGTTTCCCTAAATACACCTTTTATCGTGTCCTATTTTTTTCAATTTTTTGTTTATATTCTTCAGTCTCTTTATATTTATCATAACCTAAGGCTTCATCCCTCTTTTTAATTATCTTATATTTCATCAAGAGAGAAACTACTTGCCATGGTTTAATGTTATTTTTTTCAGATATTTCCATTATATCTTTATTTGAATAATATTCATTTAATATTTTGCTATCTAATTCTTTTGAAAAAACAATTTCTGATGATTTTTTAATTATTTTTTGTTTTTTCATTATTTCTTCATTCAACTCTATATCTATTTTTTCATTTTCAATTATATTTGATTTATAATTGAATACTTTCAATTGAATACCTTTAATATCAAAAGCTGAATTTGTATTTTTATTTCTTAAAATTATACAACATGAAGGAACCTTTGACTTTATGTATTGTTTAAATTTTTCTCCTGATACATTCATTTCATTTATAATTAATTTGTTTTCTTGTTTAAATCTTGTCCATAAATCTGTTGAAGCTACTATAGTTTCAGCATTTGTAACTTCTATATTCTCTTCCCACCAATCATCAAAGAGAGAAATATTTGATGTTACTATTTCATTTGTTTCATTTTCTAATAAACTTCGTAAATCATCATCCATTACCTGAATTAAATTTCGTGTTGCGTTCATTGACGTATTTATCTCTCTTATTGTTTTTCTTACGTTTTTTATTTTGTCTATTAGTTTAAAAGTTTTTTCTTTTAATTCAGGTATATCATTTTCATCTTGGTGTACATGTTCAATCAATTTGTACAATTCTTTACAAGTAAACCAAACAATTCGCAAAATCTTTTTTGGATCTTCAAACAAACTCAAGTTATTGATATACACTATACACTGTGTTGTGTTGATCCATTCATACATTATAGGAGATTTATCCCATTTGTCAATCGAAGTATTGAGAGAAACTAACCAACCAAAATGTATGTGTTCGTTTTTCAACAAATCTTTTTTGATCTTCTCTCTCTGATCGATAGGAACCTTTTTTTTATAATTTTTCGCGTCAGCCAAAATATCAAATTCTTCAAAGTGTAAATGAAAATCTCCTTCACCACATTGTGTGTGTTTATCAATAATATTAAAACCCTTAAAATCTATAAATGTTTCAGCATATTCACTAAAAGTCTTCTCTCCTTCAGAACCTTTATGTGATGTACTTTTATTTGTCAACTTTATTACACTATCTTTTAAGTTCTCAATTGCTTCTCTATTTAGTTTATTTTGGTTCTCTTTCTCTTGAATTATTATATCACACTTTTCTCTCATTTTATCTACTTCACTTTTTACAAAATCAGCATTTTCTGACTCATAAATTTTTATTTGTTCTTTTAATCCTTGAATCACTATTTCTAATTTTTCATTTTGCTTTTTTATTTGTTCAACTTGTGTATCATACATCTTTGTCATTCTTTCTTCTATTTTTTTGGTTGTTCCTCGTTCAATCAATATATCCAACTCTAATTTTTCAATTTCTTCTTTTGATTCATCCTTTATTTTTTGATAAATCTCTTTTTGTGAAAACTCCATAACAGATTTTCTACCTTCTTCCAAACATTGACTTCCTATTTTTAACATTATGTAATTCTCTTCAGGAGAGAAACTTGATATTATGTCTGGCAAAGTTCTCTCTTCTGGAATAGTTAAATTTATTATTTTTAACGACATAATAGATATAAAAAAATGTATCTATTATGTTTTACGAATCTATTATTTATGCCAATGTACAACACAATCTTCATCTCTACACAACTTGTGTGAATCATTTGTATATTTATCCCAATAAGGAATCGCATCTGGATTTTCTTCGCCAAGCATATGTTTATGTTCATCAATATGTGATATTCCCAACACTCCAGTATTTATATAAATATCTTTTACATAATTTCTTAACTCTTGATTGATCATATGACCATAACGCAGCATATAATTGTCTGGAATATTTAAAGACTTACCCCATCGTGTCGAACAAGCAACTGAAATGTCTGTCTTGTTGTACACAGAATGAAACCATGACATTGGATTGTATAAAATATCCTTTTCTTGTAAATCGACTTCATATCGTTCAGCATATTTAATCAAAGGATATTTGTGGATAAATTCGTCCGTATCCATGTTCAAGAAACGCGATTCCGACGCCATATAAATACCCTTTTTTTGAAAATTGGGATATAATAAAGCTAATTGATTCGGATTGAAAAAAGTCCATTTTTTCTCTCCTTGAATCATCAAATAAAAATTATTTGTGTAAGCAGCATGTAAAGCTGTTCCGGTTCCTTTTACTACACCCAAAAACAATTGTTTACTATCATTTGACATGTAACCATCAATTATATTTTTAATGACATCCATATCTGAATCGGGTAATAAATCTTTATAATAATAGAATAAATTCGTTGAATTTGTTATATAACATTTATTTTCCAAAATATTTATCAATTCCGTAAAAATATTATCCGGACATGTTTTTTCTGTACTAGGACTCATATATACCTTATTATTTCCAGCTATTTTTATCAAATTTTCAAATCTCATATTTTCAAAACATTGTAATTCTACACCGCGCATCACAAATGGATAATCATTTTTAAGGCAATACATTACTTTTTCTTTAAAATCTGATTGATCTACATGGAATATCTCGATTTGTTTTGCTTTTTCATATATTTTTCCATTTTGAATCAACCATTTTAAATTTCTATCACAAATTTCTATCATTAGTTCACTATTTATTTTATTATCACCAGCTGGTATTCTTGGAAATACCGCTTTATTAAAATCCGCATAATATTCTAAAGGCATGACAGGTGTAAAACCAAACTTCATTCTTGAACAAAACGCTGAATCAAAATTCCAATAGAGCCCAAATAAAGCATATATATCATAAAATAAAAACATCAATGTAATGTCTATTCTTCTTTTGAAAATAAAATACAATACTATAAGTGATATTGTAATGATGATTAAATGATTAATTTTTGATATTTTTTTTAACATATAATTATAATAATATTTTATTTTGTAAAAACTAAAATGAAAACATTTCTTTATCAATACTCGTTTCTTTTACTATGCTCTTAATAATTTTGTTTTCATTAACAATATCTTCACTCTTTCCACCATACGCTTCTATAACTAATTTATTATATATATCACTTTTTGAAGACAATGGATTTTCACTATCCGGATATTTTTTCCTATAAACAGGTAACAATTTCGAATTGTTAAATGCTAATTTTTTAATCGCTTTTCTGAGTTTAGCATTATTTTCTTCATCTTTCTCCCATTTTCCATCTTCTTTGACATACATGACTTCCCTTTTTGTGTCACTACAATGAACCGGGCGCATTGTTACATCCATAGCATTCAAGTTCTTAATTAAAATATTGGATATTCCATTTACAAACCCTAGCTTACCAACGCTTTCCAAATCAGAAAGTTGTAAATCAATCGAATTGATAAAGTCGGATAGATTCATCGCATCTTTACACGTTTCATTCAAAAAAATCTGTAAATTAAAGGTCTTATTATGACTGTTGTTGTGAGTCTGCGTATTACACGAATTATTCATATGCGGTTGTATTTGTTTACACACCTCCATCACTATATTTTTAATATTTTCTGTATTGTGTTCTAATAAAATTTTCATTAAATTCGTATCTATTCCACTCAATTCGGACGGTTCTTTTTTTTCAGTTTCTTGTAAATAATAGTGATTCTTGCTGTTAATAAAATCAATGCACGACTTTCTATGTTTCCATAAACCCTGTCTATATTTATAAATATTTCCACAAATACACTCGAACGTCTCCGCCTTTTCCGCCTTTTTTCCGCCTAAATGTAATCCATCTGTCATCCTTTTATGTTTATCGGTTAAAATGTGTCTGCTATATTTACTAAATTCTGACGTATTATAGTTACAGTTTTTACAACAAAAAATTTGTCCGCCTTTTTCCGCCTTTTTGTCATCCAAAATGTCATCCATTTGTCCTCTATTTTAGGACAATAAAAAAGTTCCTACATTTTTATCTCACAAAAAATAAAAAAATTATGCTAACAAAATGAAAATCCATTTTCACTCAACCACACCATAATTGAAAATTATGGTCACAACACTTATTTTTTCCCAAGACTTTTCTGGATTTTCCAAAAATGGACAAAAATAAATGTCCAAAATCGGAAATCCGAAATACTTTTGGGGTCACTTTTCTGCAATAATTTAATAAGGGGATTTAAGTTATTTTATAAAATATATAAATAAATCAACTTAAAGAGCACAGTCAGATTCGACCATTTCTTTTACCAAGTCGTCAAATGAATATTGTGGAACCCACCCTAATTCGGTTCTTGCTTTAGTACTATCTCCCAATAACTCATCTACTTCTGCTGGTCTAAAATATTTTTCTGAAATGAATATTAGTTCTCTTCCTGTATTTTCATCATAACCAATTTCATTTAAACCTTCGCCTTTCCATTTTATATTGAATCCTGTTAAAGAAAACGCCTTTTCTATAAATTCTCGCACACTATGATATTCATTGGTAGAGAGAACATAATCATCTGGTGTTTCTTGTTGTAATATTTGCCACATACCGTAACAATAGTCTTTAGCGTGACCCCAATCTCTCAAAGAATTGATATTTCCTAGTAACAACTTGTCTTGTTTTCCTTTTATTATATTACTTAAAGCTATCGTAATTTTTCGAGTAACGAAATTATGACCTCTTCTAGGACTTTCATGATTGAATAGGATGCCTGAACAAGCAAACATTCCATAAGATTCTCTATAATTTTTTGTTATCCAATAACTATATAATTTGGCTACACCATACGGCGATCTAGGATAAAAAGGAGTTGTTTCTTTTTGAGGAATTTCTACGACTTTACCAAACATTTCTGATGTAGATGCTTGATAAAAACGAATTTTTCCAGCCTCGATACCACTTGCTCTCAAAGATTCAAGCAATCTTAACGTACCCATAGCATCTACGTCACATGTATATTCGGGCATTTCAAAAGATATTTTAACGTGGCTCATAGCACCCAAGTTGTATACTTCCAAACATTGTAAATTATCAGCATATTTTCCTTTAATTTCCATCAAAATAGATAATAAATTGGAACTATCTGTTAGATCTCCGTAACGTAATATTAATTTATCAAAAATATGTTCGATTCTCTCGGTATTTATATTTGATGAGCGTCTTATTATACCCCATACATCGTAACCCTTTTCTAGCAAGATTTCAGCCAAATAAGACCCGTCTTGTCCAGTGATTCCAGTTATAAAAGCTACGTTAACCATTTATAAATAAATATATAGACACATGTATTTATATTTATTTTTGAAATCATAATAAACTTACATTAAATTTTTATTCAATGATCTTGGTAATCCATGTCCAAATAAAATCATATATATCAAAACAAACGCCGCTAAAAGAATACTTCGATTTTCAGCAACAATTTGTCTTTGACCTAGTACATAAATCATGAAAAGGTATAATAAAACACCGATTATCAAAGAATGTAACAACATCATTCGCCCGTTTTCCATTTATATATTACTTGTATAAAAATATCTTCACTCTTAATTGTCTAAATAAGTAGGTTTTAATCAAATAATCTCCATTTTTTTGTTTTTGTTTGCCGAATGTTCTGTTTTTTATTAGGAACAGTCTTGGTTCTTTTTTTTAAGTTGGACAAACCTAACCCTTTTATTATAAAACGTTGAATTTCGTCTCTTTCATTACAAATTTGATCTATAACAGGCGCAAAGAAAAAACGAAATTGAGATTTCATTTTTTTTAAATCATCTACACATATCCATCGAATCTCTTCTTTTTCGAAAATTTTCGTATTTTTAATCACTTCTGGTGCGAGTCTTTTTTGTAAAAAACGCTGGTTGTTGTTGTAATAAAAAGGCAATTTTGGATCGTATTCAAACGGGAAAATATGTATTCTATAGGTTGAATGGCCATTGTTTGTTACATGATCTATATTGTACGTACCATGTTGTTTCAACAACTTGGTTACATCTTTGTCTGATCCTAGAAAACCGGTCAATTCTTCGACGCCTTCTCGAATCGCCGTTTGAATGTGGGTTTCATCATTGTCTTTTCCACCACCGAAATCTGAAAACCCTGGAGCAGAATCCTCATATTTATTCTCTTTACCAAATAAAAAATACAACTTATTTTTATAAATTGTTGTAGGCAATATACCAGCACCCATATTATATTATAATATTTTTATTTGATTTTGAGAGAAAATATCAAATTATTATTATTGTCTTGTTTCCAAATTACATGTATTACCAATAGGGACGCATGGATACTACTTTATGAGGAGTGGAAAGTTTGTCTAAACGATTTTTTACACCCTTAAGTTCTCTCTCGTCAACAATTATAGTTACCAATCCTCCATTACTAAAACTAACAAAAGCATATGGGTTTGTAAAATGAAACAAGGCCAAAGCCTTTTGTAATTCGGTTTGTCCACAGCACATTATATAATAGAAAGAAAAACAAGCTTTTCAAATAGGTCCATAATCCTCTTTTTTATTTGTTAATTTACCTTGTATATTTTTTTTTGAGAGAACATATCCACTGTAACCTAAAAGTATACCTATAATGGAACCTATAACAACTTGAAGAATTGTGTGATGATTATCGATCACTCTTTGAGATAAAGTAATCAAAGTTACTACTAGATACGCGATTGTCGTTTTAACATCGCGCAAAGCAAAATAAATATATACAGTAGACAATAAAACAGATTGACTGTGACCCGAAGGCATGCCAAAAATATCGTATGGCATGCCATGTTTATATACATATCTTTCTTTGTGTTTTAACATTGTATTGAATGTTTTTTCATCAATAGATGGTCTTGGTTGCTGAAGAACACTTTTTAAAATTATATTCAATAAAATACTAAAAATAAAAAATAAGATATAGTATGTCAACATAGTTGTCTTATTTCGTAATAATATAATTGTTGTGACCAACAATATAAGAGGACCAAATTCACCTATTTTTTTCACAATTGTCGATATTGTTGTAAACATAATTATTTTATATAATAATTATATTTTATTTTTGGAGTGTGTCACTCGACTAGTATTGATATAAACAGTCGCATATCAAGGTAATCGCCCAATCTAAACCATTTAAATTCAATATATGCCCTTTATCATTAAGCAACTTGACAGCCATTCGTTCAATATTTACAGGACCAAAATAGGTTCTTATATTATCCTGGAGAGATCCAGTCAACTCTACTAAAACATTTCCAGTTTGGACACCCGACGTTTTCACAGGAATAATCGCTAATATGTCTGAACTAGTAGGAGCTTTTGCTCTATAATTAGTTTGAAATTGATTTTTATTTATTTCGTTAATTGTGTACAATTGTGCTTGTGTCAACGTCCGCGGAGCACTGGGTAAAACCACCGGGATTTGAGTATAATTCGCTTCATATTTTCCAGCGATTAAAAGACCGTTATCTGTGATGGGACCCTGATTATCCAAAAGGGAATTCAGGTTCGATTCATTCACAATTTGAGATAAATTCGGGTTCATAACCGGTAAACAAGTGGTTGGCAAATCGGGTGAGTAATAATTGGGTATTTTTAATGTGTTTGAGTATTCTGTAATAGAAACTAAAGTATTGTTTACGTGATTCTGATTATAATCATCAATTACCAGGATTAAATATTTCGTTCCTATTAAATCCAGAATAGATGTTCCACGATTGCCGCTTGCGTCAACAAATTCATAAGGCACTCTATATCCCATGAGCCACCCCAGGGTTTGATTCAGATAATTGTTGTTGTTAACACAACTTACATAACATTGTAAAGTGGCTGTAAAATCAAAAAAAGTAATAATGGTTTCTCTCGTTATTGTAAAATTGTATTGTGACGTATTAATTGAGCCGCCATACAAAAACAACGTTATTTTACCACTATTTATATCATAAAAAACGGGAGTGTTTGCTGCGACATATCCTGGGACTGCTGGAAATGTAAAACCAGATTCCATAAAAGCATTGTTCAACTTATCAACGAATTGACCTGGCGAGTAATTACCAGATGGCATAGTAATAGTTACGTTGCTACTACCATCTGTAATCCAAAAACACGTGTTGTTATACAACGTATCTATAGCATACCACGAAAACGGAATTTGATAAGAATATAATCTCATAGATAGCACATTTTTTAATGTATCAGATAAATCCAACGTATAATTTGTAGAACTATTATTCGCACCACTAAACTGTCTAAATTGACTGTCTAAATTGACGAATCGAGCAATTGTATTTTTCAAATTAGGATTCAACGAATCCTGTTTTACATTGACATTAAAAGCATCGTTGACACCCAATTGTTCTCTCGTCATAGGAAGATGTTCATCGCCGAAAACCCCAATTTTTTGTTTTCTCTGTGTTATTTTATTTGTTTCATTTTCATCATTTTGCTTTAGATACTCGTTCTCATATCTATCATTTACCTGTTTTTCTCCAATTGGATAAATAGCGGATTCTTTGCTATCTTCATTGTATAATGTCTGAGAATATTGTAATAACTGACTTTGTATTTCTCTGAAAAAACTGGACAATTGCGGATCACTTTTTTTATATTTTTCTATGTATACATATGTATTTTCAACTATATTTTTTGGATCTAAATCATTCAATTCAACTATAGCCATTAATTCAGACAAAGTATAATTGGAAACATTTGTATCAATGGTCGACGTCATTATATAAATGTAATTTTTATATTTATATTTATATTTTCATTTAAAATTGATATTATTTTTTATCTATATTTTAAATGTACAAATATTTATGTTTTTTGAAACCTTATGATTTCGATTGTCACTACACGATACAACAATGATACATGGGAAGAGAGCGTATATTATAGAAATAAGTATAAAATACCGTGTATATATGGTTCACCTTTGAAAATGTCTCCACGTATTTGTCTAGATAGTAGTGTTTTTGTCATTGAAATGAATAATACCAAAAATCGGATAGAGGGAATTGGTCTTATCAAGAATAAAAGTTATATGGATAGATATTATAAAATTTATCAAGAAGGAAACTACAATCGATATATTTATAAAAGCAATTATCATATTTTTAGAGATCAATTGATGGAACATAATGAAAAGATGGTGAGAATCCTGGATTATATCTTATTCAAAGAGAAGACGCATTTAAAACGAGGCTCTGGTTTCACTACGATTCCAGAAAAAATACTAAAACTTCCGATTTGTGAAAATATAGACTTAAAAAAAGAATTGAAAGAAATCTTTATTTCAATTCTTCGAAGAGAGAAAGACGAATGGTGTTGCGAACCAGGGTTACAAGGGTTACAACCATCACAATGATTTTGTGTTCTTTTTGTGTAAATAAATTTTTTTCGTGGTATTTTTGACAGTTTTGTTATCCGAATTTTCATAAAAAATAATGAATAAATTATTCAAATCTTGATACATGTTTATGGTTTTATCAAAAAATATAGTATCCACAGAATTTAGTTTTTTTAGAAAACGATCGTTATAGTAAGATGTATTTTTCGAGTTTAGAAATGCGTTGATTTCTTCTGGGTTGACGTCTATATTGTAATTTAACAATGTTAATAAATTGTATTGTTTGTTATTGTATGTCATATTTTTTTTTAGTAGAGAGATTAATTCTTCTCTCGTAATCACATTTGGAGATTGAAACATCAAGGTTTCTTTTTGTGTGGTTTCAATTTCATTTTCTTTGTTTATATAAATATATTGGACGTCCACATAATAATTGTCTTCTTTATAGAATTTACAAAATAATTTGTCGGTTTTTTCAAATTCATTTATCCACGATTCATCTAAATCCATAGTAGTCATTATTATTATATTTAAAAATAATATTATATCGAAATCGCATTTTATTGAATATCTAAAATAAATAGTAGCCAATTACTGTGTCAGCGATTCCAATAAGTATTAAACCCATTTTAAATCCAAACAACGAAAATTCATATAACGGGGTGTCTAACATGTTGTTACGATAACAATATATTTGTACTAATATAAATAATCCGGTAATTAAAAAACCACAAAACAATAGATGGTGTGATGATTTTAAAGCTTTTTGATATCCTGATGAAAATAATCCATCTGTAGCCATATATTGATACAAAGAAAATAAGAAAATTAAACTTTCTATAGCGATTAGAATATAAAAACTAAATTCATTTGGGACACGGACAGGACTACCGGAATCGTCAATTTTAGTAGGAACGACCATCATTCTCATCAATGGAATAATAACAATTACAGATAATCCGGTTAATAACAAATAAATTCTATAATATAAGTATTGATTAAAATCAGTAGTATTATTTTTATAATCTGACACATTGTGGGTTGAAACAGTTATTATGTTTGGTTTTGTTAATATTATTATTGCTCCCACTAGACTAGCAAATGCGCATCCAAATACTGCTAAAAATGAGTAAGTTTGTTCATCCTTTATAGTATATGAATTAAACATAATTATCAAAGGAATAAATGAAAAAATACAAGCGATTACAATCATACCATAGGATTGTGGATCTAAATCTCCAGGTTCCCGGTATATTACACCAAGGCATGTAGTTGTTAAATATATTAAAAAACAAACACACATTATTATTAACAATAATATTGTGTTCATGTCCCCCATAAATGGGATTGTTGTTTCACTAGTGTTATACAATTTTTGTCCTGGCCTCCACGAAGAGTATAAAGAAAATAATAGGATCATAAAAAGCAAATATATTATGCCCGAAATAACCGTTAAAGGTGTAGCAAAACTTTCTCTATCGGATCCATGGTGGTTATATATTATTAAAGACAGTCCCATTGACCCTACTATCAAAACTATTATTTCTAGAATAATAACTACTATATTAGACATTCCGAAGGGGTCAGATTTAGGATCATCTATTCTACTAACAAAATTTGTTCCGTCATACTCTGCCATATATAATAATTACATATTAAAATTCGTCGACCAAAATTTCATAATATGAAAACATAAATGTGTTTTCATAGTCTTCCATACCCCATTTGTTAATATAATCCAATCGACGATTATTCCACATTTCAGTCAACCTACCAAATACAACATATGGGTCTTCCTCTTCGCTTTCGTCTTCTTCTTTTTCATGTTGTTTATTTTTTTCGCAATATCTCCATATTTCTCTGTTGGTAGCTTTGTCCAATTGAATACAAACACAACCTGGTCTAACATATTCGTCTGTTTTTTCTTCTTTTTCTAAATGACAAATATTGTTCTTATCACATTGAACCTTCAATATTCTATTTATATAATTATTCGATTCTACCTTTGTTTTTACTTCGTTGTTATTATCATTTTTGGTTACGTCTGTTTTCAAAGATTTCAACTTTGGGAACGCGTCAACACTTGTCAATTTTTTGATCTCCTCTTCCTTCTCTTTTTTAATCTTTTCTTCCATAAATAAACGTCTATTAATTTGTTCTTCTTTTAATCTATCTTCATATCTCTTTCTACCCATTAAAATATTATTTTGTTTTAAGTCTTCCCTATCACTTTTAAACGCATTTAATTTATTTGTATTTATATTTGTATTTATATTTGGGTAATGATTTGAATTGGAATTTTTCTTTTCTATTTCAGGAGTTTTATCATTGGCTTTTCCCAATAAATTAGAGAAACGGTTGTTGTTGTTGTTTTTGTTGTTAGTTGTCATTGTTAATATTTGTAATATTAGTTTTTTAATTTACAAATAGTAAATAAAAAATATATAAATCAATTTTTTTTATTTACATAAAATAAATCTAAATATCTTCGATATTTATTTCTTCTTCTTCAATTTTAATACTAATATTATTATTTCCACTACTTCCACTACGTAATTCTTTTTCAATAAGTTCTATGTATTCACTATTTTTCTCATCAATAAAATCGAAATCATCTTCTTCTTTTTGATTTTTATCAAATTCATTGTTGAAAATACTCCAATCCTCATCAATTGTATTTTTAAGTCGATCAATGTCTAATTGTGAGTATACTTCTAACAAATCACAATTTTGTAATTTAGCATTAGGTTTATTCGATGTATCTTGTTTATCCAATTCCCATTCTCTTAAACCAACTAGTACCCAATTGTTATTACCAATAAAATTATCTCTTTTACCTCTTCCACGGAATTTGCCTCTTATATGGCAAAGCCGCGTGTTATTATCTATACAAAGAACGTGGCACATACCATTTCCTAACATTTTTGTAACTTGCGCATATACCTCACATTCATCTTGAGATACTCTCAAATTATTCGATTGCTTTGGTGCGTTCACAAATTTTCTTGCTTGTCCCTTTGCTTTACTACCACCAGTTGTGTTTTTAACCATTTTACAAAGTATTTATTAATTAATTTCGTAATAATTTACATATTTTATATCATTTTTTTTTAAATTTATAATATATTCATATATTATAAATGACAGCTTGGAATGATTTCGTTAAAAAAATATACCATGAAGGACACAATAAAGATAAAAGTTATAGTTTTAAACAAGCCTTGAAAGATGCTAGTGCTCGTAAAAATGAAATGCGGTCTTATATGATTATGACAAAACCAACAAAACACGTATCATATGAAAACAAAAAAACCAGAAAGCACAAATCTAGAAGAGTTAAAAAGAGTCAAGGTACAAAAAGAAGAACCATACGTCATAATCCAAAAACTCAAAATAAAAAATAACTTACATTTAGGAAGCCAGCAACAAATCATATAATTTACATTGTTTCTCTCTAGACAGCTTATTAAAATTAAATATATCATTGATCTTATTGTAGTCCTTTTCACAATGTTCCTCAAAATAATTTCTGAAATTGCCCGAACCTTTGTTATCTATGGCTCGCATCATATTATTCATCAAAAATTCAATATATTTGTGTAATATTGAATCTTTTTCTTGTATTTGAAAAACCCGAATGAAAGCAATAGAAATATTCAAAAATAAACAATTAAGAGAGAAGTTGGTCCAACCCCACGATGTTTCATCGCAACAATTTGCGATTGATTTCAAATACGATTTCCAATGGGGTGTTTCAGTTTCATCGCGAAATTCAATACCAACAATGTTTTTATAAATTTCTCTCTTTTTTTGAAATTCAGACATTATTTTTGTTTTCCATTGTAATCGTGTATTTTCAGGGAAAGCCTTTAAAAAAAACAAATTATCCAGATATTCATCAACTATATTTGAATTTGAAAAAACTAGAAATAAATCTTTTTTCATAACAATTTGTTTGGCTAAAAATAAATCAAAATGTTTGTTGCTATAAAAATCTGTATTTTCTATTATTTTAATGAAATCATTTGTATCTACATCTTTGGTTTTCAGACATTTTTCAAAATTTTGAAAATAAATATGTCCTTTGATTTCACAATACAACAAATTTTTGGAAGAAAAATCTACTATTCGAACATAACATTTTTCCATCAAAAAAAAGAGATTTTCGACAATTTCCTCATAAATAAACATAAGATTTACAAAGATACAATCATTATGAAAATTAAAAATAGAATTTATGAATGGTTCATACATTGTACTAGTATAATTATACTTTAAAATAACATGTTTTTTATTATCAAGTAGCTTTTTGCTTTTAATAGCAATTCGCAAAATATGTTTGTTATATTCACCAACTTTTATAAATTCGTATTCCTTTATAGTTATGAATGGGAATACCTGCCAACGCATTTTTTCATTTATTAATTTCCCAATTTCGATTTCATTTTTAACAAAAAAATCATATTCAACTAATTTGATGGATTCTTTGGATTCTTTGGATTCTTCTCGATCAAAAAACCCCATTCTAGGGATTGTATTGACATTCACACCTATCGACATTCTTACATGTTATGAAATTGTTATATTTAATTATTTATTATCGTGAAATATCTATTTTTGTATGTTTTTTTAATTTTATTTTTTATTTGTATTGAATCTTTTATATCATAACTTACTAATCGGTCTATTTCATTTTTTAATAAATCTATATGTTCTCTACAAAAATCGGAAAAACCATCCGACGGTTTATAATCCCTTTTATCCATATTTGATTTAATGTGGTCATCCATAGCGTCTAATAATTCTTTTAATGCTCCAACATATACGCAGCGCTTACGCGGTTCTCTTTTTTCGGTTCCTTTTTTTCGGAAATAATATCGCGCGCTTTTGAACATTTTATCCATTATATCTCCGGTATATTCTAAATCCAATAAACGTTTTGTTTCATCTTCAATAATTGAATTATTATCAACAATCCAATTATTCCACGCTTCCTTGAATTCTTTTCTTTCATCATATTGATGAATTTTTGAAAAACGAAACATTTCTTCGATAAAATGATCTGAAAATTTATAACGATAAATATTGTTTTTTTTATTGATATTCTTCTCGATCAATATGTCTTCTTTTTGTATTTCTGTGATAGTTATAGTATTCATTTTTTGATTAATGGTGAGTTTAATTACTTATGTGTTGTGTTTCATGGTTATAAATATTTCAATTTTTTATTTTACAAAAAAATGATTTATAAAATAAATTGATACGATTCATACTTAGAATATCTAATATATAAAACTTAATATATAAAATGGAAAATGAAAAGAAAAGTGGTACTATTTTTGATACATTCGATTTTCCTGTACCGGAAATAATTTATTCTTATAACCATGAACAACAAAAAGAAATTTATGATTACTTGTCAGATTTAAATGAACTACAAAAAAAAGCGTATTTAATCGCAAAAGAGCATTTGGGTACTTCTTTTAATATTTATAAAAGTAATGGATTCAAAGAATGGAAAAATAAACAGAAATAAATCCTTACTTTTATTTATATGACGATCGTGTATGGCGTTTGAGTGTTTTCTTTTTCTTACCACCAAAACCTCCTACTATTGGTTTATACTCAGACATCGATTTTGATGTAATTGGCGGTATCTGATTCATATTAGTCATCGTATTAGTCATCGGCTGTGTAAAATTACTGATCGAATTTTGAATACGATTCATGCTTTGTTTTTTCTCATCCATTATTTTTTTATAATTCATGGATGCGGCATTAATAGCGTCAGATGAAGCTGTTATAATTTCACTCATCGCATTGGTAGATGCTACAAATGCTTCTCCAGCATTGCTTAATGATCTTATTGTGCCAATAAGAATGCCAAGCCCCGGTATTTCTTCTGAAACATTTAATCCAATTTTAACAATGGATTCGCCAATTTCAGATAAAGTTTTCGTTCCTATATTCACTGCTTTTTCCATAAATTCCTTGAAAAATGGACTTCCCGCTTGAATTATAATTGCGCCATTTTCGGCCAATTGACTAACGATCTGTCGTAATTTTTCTTTATTTTCTGGATTTATTAGCGCTTGTTTTATTTCATCTAATTTTGTATTTATATCGGAAGAGTCGTCTATATTTACATTTGCTAATTTAGCAATGCGTTCTGTTGCTGTCACAAATAATCCTTTCAATAAATTAATTGACTTTTTTACAATTTCAGAATTTCCTAAATTGAATTCTCTTTCTGATTTTACTTTATTCATGATGTCTTGTGTAGTGAGACCAATGATATTTGGATCACTTGTACCATCCCCACCTACAACATAATAGGTTTTATAACTGTGTTTATTTCGTTTTTTTGTTTTTTTAACATTCATTTTTGTTTTCATTATTAGCTTATATTATACTCAGGTTTTATTTTTTTGAAATCAGCAAAAGTCATACCATACCTTTTATTTATAATCTTTTTATCTATCTTTTGTAATATGTTAAAATTCGCAAATTTACCTTGATATGAATATCGATTTGATTTTTCTTTTAATAATATCTTATCACTATTTGAATTTACAGAAGACGACGACGACGACGACGACGACGACACCATCATTCTATTTTGAGGAATACTATTTTTTGGTGGCGGAGCTGTATTTACCTTTCCAGTACCAGCTTCTTTATTATAACTTTTAAACTTAGCAAAAATGTTTTTCTTAGCGTCTGGTTGTTTATGTTTATCATCTTGTTGACCATCCGGTTTACTTTCAATGGTCATAGCATTAGCATTTAATTTTTTTTCATAGTCTTTCAATTCTTCTTCCATATCAATATATAAAGGACGATATTTATAAATCATAACATACTTTCTAGCTATAGTTTCTAAAAATCTATATGGAATAGCAGAATCCGAATAATAATCAAACGCTAATTTATCGTGATTATAAAACATTAATACATTTCCTAAGGGGGTTAACTCTATAATAAATCTAGTTTTATATTGTTTTAGCTGCTCATCAATAATAAATTGTCGGGCTTGTTTTTCGAAATCGCTTGTTGCTTTTGAGCTAATAGATTGTAGTTCTTCTAATTTGGATTTATTTATATTTATTTCATTTTGAACTGAATCCGCTATTTGTTTTATTAAAGAAATGTCCTTTTCACTCGAGGATTCCTCATTGTTTAGATTTTCAAATTCATAATTTAATTCACGTATCTTATTTTTTAATTCAAGAATTTCATGGGTTTGCTTTTTATTGTGGTCTTCTATCAATTCTTTCAATTTTGATTGTTCATTTTTTAATTCTTCATTAGTAAATACATATTCATTTTTCATATTACGTACTTGTATCAAATATTTTTCTTCATATGGTATCACATGAACAATGTCTTTTTTCACATCTTCTTCTGTTTTGTCTAATTCTTTTTTTTCATCACTACATATGTCATTGTTTATTCTCAATATTTCTTCATTATTTGAATAAATTAGGTTTTTGTAATTATCATATCCATTATAAAGCATAATAAAAAAACAAAAAAAAAATAATGAAAATATGAGAAATTTAAAACCATCATCAATTGATTTTTCCATAATTAAATATATATTCTAGTATAAAGATTATTTTAAGCATTTTCTTTTGTAATTTCTTTTACTCTTTCTTCAAATAATTCATTTATATTTTTTGATAGATCAGGTAATTTTATTAATTCATATGTTTTTTCTTCATTATTTGGGTGAAGCCTTACCAAATACAATCCAGTTATTTTTTTATCGTATTTTTCTTCTAATATTGCTTTATATGTATTTAATTGTAACGCATAGTGCCAAAAGTTGGAATCTGGCATGTGACCAATACATTCTGTTAAAGCATACTTATTAAAATTATTAACCGCTGTAATATCTTTCGAACGTTTCCAGTCATAAATAGCCAAGGTTCCATCAGGATTTTCATAAACCATATCAATAGAACCCGCTAATTTCAGTTCTTCGTGATAAACAGTCCATTCTGTTCGATAAGGCTTTAAATGAGGTGTTTCTCTAACAAATTCAATAAAATATTTCCATTCTAATGGTTTATCTTCATGTTTGAATTTTTTTATATAATCTGAATTGTATATTTCAAATAATTCTTTATGCGTGTATTCACAAGCTATTCGTTTGTCATTCATAAAACATTCAATTTCAAAGTGCATGTCAGTGCCAGCACCAGAAACAGAATCTCTGTTTGAGTTCCATTGCGCTTTGATTTCATCTGGAGTCATTCCCCAGTATTTATTCCCTTCTTTCCAATTTTTACCTTTCAACATGTTTTTGATAACATCATCCGCATCAAAATGCGAGAAATGACTATGGTTCCATGTAGTTACAGACGTGTACTTGCTAGTTGGATCGGTTTTTATATTGTATTTATGTCCTTCTTCAATAAATACAATATTATCATCGCGTGGATGATAATGTCTATTTGATAAAGTTGGTGACAGAATCGGTTTCATATTTTTTTCGTATGTCGACATGGTTAGGTTTGTATTTTATAATAATATTTTATGCGTTTACTTCGAATCATTTTTATTTTCTAATCGTTCTTTTAACGTATTGTAATTTGATTTCAATTGTTTAATTTCATTGATTAATATTGGAATAAGACCAGTATAGTTAATTGTTTGTAATTCAACACCATCTTTCTCTCCATTAACTAATTCTGGATAGATTTCTTGTAATTCATGTGCGATTAATCCAAAATCCGTCTTGTTTAATTTTGTATTTGTATATTTTATTGGTCTTAAGAGATCAATTGTATAATCTTTGTTTAAGAGTTCGACATTTGTTTTGATGCGGTAGTCTGACGTATTTACAAAATTAGCAGCTGAACAAGTTAGTGAAATATTCGCATCACCGGATACATTTAATAAACCTTTCAATGGAACCCATATAATGGCTATACCCGAGCCTCCTTGATAACTATTTACGCTTTCACCCGAACCACCTCCTCCACCTCCAGCCCCAATATAATTTTGCCCAGGAGTTGGTTGTAAACTCGAAGACCCACCATTTTGACCTCCTCCATAAATTGTACCACCTGTACCAGCTGTTATATTATAAGTATAAGCATTAAATACTACTCCACCTCCACCAGCACCATAATAAAGTGGAGAAGCACCAAAAATTAATGTAGAGCCATTGTAATATGGAATGTTTGGATCGTTACTTACGTCAGTCCCGTTTCCTGGATTTATACCATCATAACCGTAACCTCCATTTCCTGGATAAGACCCTCCATTTGCTATTGAAATATCTGTACCTGTTTGATTATTCATAATATACGTGTTTTCTCCCGGAACTCCATTCTGTATACCGCTGCTATTCGTGGGAACACCCCCTGATCCGACATTGACATTATATATATTATCTTTACTTATAGAAAGGGTGCTATTTATAACGCTTCCGCCACCTCCACCACCAGAAGTATTACTACCTAAACCACCGCTACACCCACCACCAACCAATAAAATATTTATTGAAATATCTGCTGTCGAAATAAATGCGCCCGAATTATCATTTGTTGTAAATACATAATAATTGTATCCATTATACATTGACGAATATGTGTAATTATGAAACGTTATTCGATCGTCTATTGTATTTGAAACTTGAATACAATTTATTTTGCTTTTGTCCACTACATTTATACCACCGGATAAATTGATATTTTCAATATTTAATGTTGATTTTACTCGTAATTGATTCCCACTGAAATCGAGGCCATTACCAGTGTCTACTTGTAATTGATTCCCACTAAAATCGAGGCCATTACCAGTGTCTACTTGTAATTGATTCCCACTGAAATCGAGGCCATTACCAGTGTCTACTTGTAATTGATTCCCACTAAAATCGAGACCATTACCAGTGTCTACTTGTAATTGATTCCCACTAAAATCGAGGCCATTACCAGCGTCTACTTGTATAGTATTTGTGGTGGGACCTGTATAAGTTAAACCAGGACCCAAATCAAATTTAACTACATTAAAAACAATCCATTCCAACGGTGTAGTTCCTACTATAGCTGGATTATCAGCATTACCAATTACCTGTACGAATTGATTCTTATCGTAATTATTACCGTACAATAT